GCGGGAGACAAGGCAACAGCTAATGCCCTTAAACTTGTAGTGAATACAACCTATGGTGCAATGCTCAATCAGTTTAATGACCTGTACGACCCTTTAATGGGTAGGTCGGTGTGCATAAGTGGGCAGCTTTACTTGTTGGAACTGGCAGTACACTCGCACCGTGACATCGAAGACTTGAAGATAATTCAGTTGAATACAGACGGAATTATGGTTGAGTGTGACAAAAAGTATCTGGATAAGGTCAACGAAATTTGCGATGAATGGCAGATGAGGACAGGTTTTAGCTTAGAAGAAGACAAGGTAATAAAAATAGCACAAAAAGATGTAAACAACTACATTGAGGTGCAGGCAGACGGAACTTCAAAAGCTAAAGGCGGTTATCTTGTGAGAGGAATATCAACCGTAGGTTCATTCAACATCAACAACAATGCTGTAATTGTGGCTGAGGCATTAAAAGAGTTTTTCGTAGGTGGTGTTGCTCCAGAAGACACAATAAATTCTTGTGAGGATATCTTCAAATTTCAGATGATAGCAAAAGCAGGGAGTAAGTATAAGGAAGCATATCAGCTTGTAGATGGTAAAAAGGTAAGTGTACAAAAGACTAATCGAGTGTATGCTACCACAGATAAGACCTTGGGTACGCTTTACAAGATTAAAGAAAATGGCGCAACAGCAAAGATTGAAAGCCTTCCTGAGCATTGCATTATAGATAATGAAAACCAGTTAACTGTAAAAGACATAGATAAGTCTTTTTACATAGAATTAGCTACGAAAAGAATAAATGATTTTTTAGGCATAGAGCCTGAGAAGAAAGTGAGGAAAAAGAATATGGCAACAAAGAAAACTACAGAGGAAACCACAGTAATTGATACATCTAAAATGACAGTGTATCAGAAACTCATCACAGCGAGGGGAATGTTCCTTAACGCAAACGTGCAGAAAAGCGGAAAGAATATGCACATGTCGTTCAAATACTTTGAACTTGACGATATAGTGCCGATTGCGACTAAGATTTTCGCTGAAATCGGACTTATTGCAATAGTTAACTTTACCGAGCATACCGCTGTGTTAACCATAGTTGATGTAACTAATCCTGAGGACAGAATAGATTTTGCAAGTCCTTTTAACCAGATTCAGCCGATTCTGTCAAGAGAAGGCAAGGCAGTCACCAACGAAATGCAGGCGTTGGGTAGCTCAATTACGTATATGAGAAGATACCTTTATATGATGGCTCTTGATATCTGCGAAAGTGATGGTATTGAAGCTAATATCGGTAAGGACAGCACACCTGCTCCAGCTCCTGCGCCAGCAAAACAGCCTCCAGCCACACCAGCTGAAAGAGCTGAGATAAAAGACAACCTCACAGCTCCTACAGAACAGGCAAGTGAATTGCAGATAACAGGACTGAAAAATGTACTCAAGAAAATAAGACAGGCTTTCCCTGATAAAGAAGAGATGGTAAACGCTATCGCAGTTCAGACGCAGTCATTTACTGCAATAAGCAAAGAGGACTGCGAAAAGCTCATTGAAAAACTAAACGCGATGTTGGAGACTGCCAATGAAGTTTAATATTTACAATTTTGAGAATGAGCCTACGGAAGTGGAGTTAAAATGTAGAGCTGTATCACGAATCTATGTAACTGTTATAACTGGTGATGAAATCATTACCGTATTATTCTCAAACGGTACGGCTAAAGAGTTTAGCAGTTCGGACGCTAGGATAGTAGATGATGTGAATGGGAGCTACATATTAAAAGGAAAGCAAATCAGGGAGTGGATAAACTTTGAGCCTACTGGAGAAGGTGCTATCTCATTTGAGAGAATGATTGCTTTTAGATAGGAGGGTGTATGAAAACGAAGTACAGAATTAACTTGAATCTCGATGGTGACAAGCGTGTATTTCACTTGGAGCTGGATTCGGATTTTACGGAGGAAGAAACCAAAGAAGCGATTGGAAGTTTCGTAGACGAACTTTTTGATTGGAATTATGAGGAGGTAATAGATGAAAGATATTAAATGGTTAGATGATAACCGCATACAGATAGCACCACCAAAGAAAACAAAGAAGGTCACAGGTACAAGATTTGCTACAATTTTGGGGCTTAATCCTTGGTCTACGGATTTTGAAATGTGGTGCGCTATCACAAAGACCTATGAAGTACCGTTTGAGGACACTATCTACACCGTAGCTGGTAAAACCATTGAACCAAAGCAGGCTGAGTATATGAAACGCTCATATGGTATGGATTTAATAAGCCCTACCGACAGATACGGAGCTGATTATTTCAACAAAACGTATGGTGACTTCTTTCCTGAGAATAACAAGCTAGGCGGTATGTGGGATTACCTTGCTACAGACGAAGAAGGTAAGGTAGACACTGTACTCGAGATGAAGACAACCAAACGTGCCGAAGACTGGGCTGACGATATTCCTGAGTATTACGCACTACAGGCAGCGTTGTACGCTTACCTCTTAGGCATAGACAAGGTAGTAATGGTTGCTTCTTTCCTTGAAGAGAAAGATTATGATAAGCCTGAGAATTTCAAACCAAGTATTAAGAACACTATAACAGTAGAGTTCAAAGTGTCCGAGAGATATCCAGATTTTGCAGATAAGGTGGCGAAGGTGGAGAAGTGGTGGAATGAGCATGTAAAGACAGGAATATCTCCTGTATTTGACGAGAAGAGAGATGAAGCTATATTAAAGGCTCTTAGAACCAACTCAGTTGATACCACTTCCGAAGATATCCAGTCAATGATTGCTGAGGCTGAGAAGCTAAAAGCAGAAGTAGATGAGGCTGAAAAAGCAATCAAGGAAAAAGCAGACAGACTTGATACCTTAAATAAGGCAATTAAGACTGAGGCTATAAACAGGTTTAGAGATGGAGATAAGAAAGTAGAGATTAAAGGTACAAGCTATATATTCTCTGTATCTAAGACCGAACCAAAGGAAAAGCCTGTATATAATGACGAGGCAATGAAAACAGACGGTGTGTATGAAAAGTACGTTACTATGCAGGCAGGCGAACCAACTTACAGATTAACCATCACAACCAAAAAGGAGGACAAATAGATGTCAAGAATACCACTTACAAGCGGATTTACCCTTATACCAGAGGGAGCACATGTGTTTAGGATTTACGAAGTAAAAGAGGACGAAGACTTTGGGAAAATTGAAATTAAAATGGTAAATGCTCAAGGTGCAACTCACACTGAGAGGTTTTCCCTTAGACAGCAGGACGGAGAGTTTAACGAAAAAGCGTTAGGTGCTTTCTCATACTTTGCAAATACCGCACTCAATGATTACGGCAGAGACGATGTTGAGCCATTAGAGTTAGTAGGTCACTATATTAAGGGAGTAATAGAACACACTGTCCTTCCTTCCAATAAAGACCCTAAGAAGACAGTTACTTTTGCAAATATAAGAGAGAAGTACCCTGCCGATGGTTTTGAGACTACACCTGTACCAAGAGCTCTTACTTTAGGAACAGACAATCCAACACCAGCTTCTGCACCAGCTTCTGCACCAGCTTCTGCACCTATAAAGGGACTAAACTTTGATGAATTATTCAACAGTTAAGCTGAGGGGATTAAGTTCCCCTCCATATGGGAGGAGCAATGAAAGAGTTTGACAATATTGAGCGCCCCGAGCATTACACAGATGGCAACTTTGAGTGCATAGATGTGATGATTGAGACGCAGGGAAAACAGGCAGTTATGAGCTTCTGTATATGCAACGCTTTCAAATACATATACCGCGCCTGCCGTAAGAACGGCATTGAGGATATTATGAAGGCTAGATGGTACTTAAATAAATACATTGAGTTAAGTAAAGAATAGGAGGTAGTTATGTATAAACTAAAAATCAATAACGGACGTGTAAATGCACTATTAAAGACTGGAGAGGACTTTGTGCAGAATAATGTATCAATAAACACTGTTGACCACATTATGAGTACAGGTAAGATAATACCCTCAGACAGACCTGATTACCCTATCTGCATTGATGGACAGTGGTATTTTGAGGGTGAAGAAGTAAAAGAGCCTAAGAAAGTGAATGAACCAAAAGAGGAGAAGTAATATGAAACCTTATTATTCCGATTACGTAACGCATATGTTGCGGTACTATGCGAGGCACGACAAGAAGTATTCAGATAATGAGATATCTAAGCAAAACTGGAATGCCTGCCACAGCGTATTGAAAACTCTTCCTACAAAAGACAGGTCAATTATTATGGAAGTGTACTGGGAAAGAGATACGCTTGCTGATAATGTGTATCAGGTTAGCAGACAGAATGGGCTTCCTCAAAACACTATATGGACTTTAATCAGAAGTGTAGAAGCAAAAATAGCAAAGGTGCGGGGGCTTATATGAGTAATTATGACAGCATTCCAGATGAACTAAAAGCCCTGTCACAGTGGGTGTGTGTATCCGAGGACAGCAAGCTCCCTATGAAGTCTTGGGAAAATGAGCCTGCTTCCTCTACCAAACCCGATACCTGGGCAACTTATGAAGAGGCGTTATACTCTGTCACCCATTCCTTTTATGATTATCTGGGCTTTGTGTTTAATGACAACGGAATAGTAGGGATTGATATTGACAAGGGTTTTGATGAAGACGGCTTCATCAATCAGATGACAGCTGACATCATAAGCAGATGTAAAAGCTACACCGAGTTGTCCAGAAGCGGGAGAGGTTTTCACATACTGGTGAAAGGAACTTTACCATTTAAGGGCAGGAATAACCTACAGGGGATAGAGATTTACAAGCAGTCAAGGTATTTCATAATGACAGGCAGACAGACTTTGTATTCTACCATGATAGAAAATCAAGAAGCTATAGACTACATTGTTAGTAAATATTTCCCTGAGACAAGGGAAAAGAAAGAGCAAGAGTGCGACAAGTGTAGAATATATCAGCCTATTTGGGAAGAGCCTATAAAGAATGGGCGGATAAAACTTAGACCTACTTATCCGCCTATACCAGATGGCTGTAGGAACATAAGCCTTACTTCTTTAGCAGGAAGTTTGCATAACATAGGCTACACAAGGCTACAGATTTACAATGAGCTTGCGTATGTGAATAAGGTGGCTTGTAATCCTCCTCTTCCTGACAGGGAACTACAGACAATATGTAATAGTGTTACGAGGTACGAGAAATGAGTGAGTTTTTTCAGACTAGAAATGGGCGGACGATATTAAATGAGGAGCTGTCCGAAAAGATGTACACAATTAAGCAATACCGCCCTGAGAAAGCCGATGACGCTTCCACTGGATTTGAATGGTCTGAGATGGGAATGGCGAATCTCTTTGGACTGCTTTACCGAAGAGAAGCTAGGTTCTGTCCTGAGCATAACAGCTGGTACACATACCACGGCGGGGCTTGGCGGAAAGATGTAGGGGCTATTCTCGTATCAGAACGAATTAAAGACTTTGTAAGGCTTATGATTCTATATTGCGGTGAGATAGAAGATGACGAGTTAAGAGAAAAGTATTCATCTTTCATCAATAAGATGGGTGACAGGCGTATGCGTGACAGAATCCTAAAAGACGCTACAGGAGAGTTGTATATTCCAGCTGAGGAGTTCGATTCCAATCCTTATTTGATAAACTGTCTCAACGGTACTTACGACCTAAGAGACTTTTCGTTCAAGGAACACAACCCTGACGACTTTATTACGATGCAGACAGGCTTTAACCACACGGTGTCACGTGAGGTAAAGTCTAAGAGGTGGGAATCTTTTATCTCAGAGATAACAGAGGGCGACAAGGATAAGATGGACTTTTTACAGAGAGCCTTAGGCTACTCAATGTTGGGGTGCAGTAATGAGGAATGTATGTTCATATTACACGGCAAAACCACGAGAAACGGAAAGTCCACTATGCTTAATACCATTGAAAATCTCTTAGGAGACTACGCAAAAGTTGCCCCTGTAGGAATGATATGTAAGGGAGACAGGAAAAAGGACGCTGAGGCTGCCTCACCAACTTTAGCAGGGCTAAAAGGCATAAGGTTTGTGAGTATGGCTGAGAGCAACGAGTATGGGAGCTTAGACGAGGAGAAGATAAAACAGCTTACAGGTGGTGAAAGCATATCCGCAAGACACCTGCACCAAGCTCCTATCTCATATAAACCTCAATTTACATTGTGGCTTTCCTGTAATGACCTGCCAACAGTGACCGACAAGTCTCTTTTTGCCTCAGAGCGTATCAAGGTGTTAGAGTTTAACAGGCACTTTAGACCTGACGAGCAGGACACACACCTAAAAGACGAGTTGTGTAAGCCTGAGAATCTAAGCGGTATATTTATGTGGCTTATCAGAGGTTATATGCACTACAAAGACAAAGGACTTAATATGAGTGACAGCCTGCGTGATGTGGTGTCAAATTACGAGCGTGAGAACGATATCGTATTACAGTTCCTTGAGAGTCGTTGTGTTCAGGCTGAGAACACGACTATTAAGGCAAAGGACTTGTATCAGGCGTTTAAGATTTGGGCTAAGTCTGAGGGAGCTTATATTATATCAGCAAAGAAGTTTAACGCGGAAATGGAGCGCCACCCTGAGTGGTTTGAGAGAAAATCTACCTCCAGTGGGTATGTAATCTACTGGGGTGTCAAATTAAAGGAGGTATTATGATTAAGAAACTGAAAGAGATTAAACCAGGTGAGATATTTACATTTGGTGGGTATGAGTGGATAAAGTTAGAACAGGAAGGACTTGTTTTGACTAAAGACATTGTAGCAACCAGAGAGTTTGACGAAAAATCTAACGATTTTAATATGGCAAATATTAAAAGTTACCTCAAATATGATTTTTATAAAAGCTTAGCCAGCAACGGTGTATGTGGTGATAACTTTGAGTTGATGAAATTAGATTTTACAGCCGATGACGGTACACTCCCACTACCATTTAATTATGTAAGCTACGTTGCCTTACTAACGGCAGACCTGTACCGTAAAAACAGGCATTTGCTAACGCCGATTAACGCTAGCTGGTGGCTAGCAACACCTGAATCTTATCTAAAGACTTTCACATCATCTTCCGTAATGGCAGTGACCCCCTATGGGATTATAACTACAGAATATACAGATTATTCCAAGTGCGGTGTCCGCCCTCTTTGTAAATTATCCGATGAGACAGAGGTTGAGGTGGATTGCCCTTCAGAAGAGATAGAGACGGAAAACATAACGGAGCTAATAAAGAAGTGGGCAACAGACAGGAACGTAACCAATGGTGACACTAAGTCTCAGATGGTAAAGCTACTTGAAGAGGCTGGAGAGCTTGCGGAAGGAATCAACAAGAATAAGAAGGATTTGATTGTTGATAGCATAGGAGATGTGTATGTGGTTCTTGTAATCCTCTGTATGCAGTTGGGGCTTGATATAAACGACTGTATCAAGGTAGCTTATGAGGAAATCAAAGACAGGAAGGGCAAATTAGTGAATGGGCTATTTGTAAAAGAGGAGGACTTGTAATGAAAAGATTATCAAAGAAAGTGATTAAGATTATCAACAATAATGGCAGTAATCTTAAAAACCTCTCCGAAGAGGATAAGGACTTCTTGATTGCGCAAATTGACGAAGTATATGAGGGCTTTCTTGAAACTGTATTTATTACTTGTATGTGGATAGCGCCAAATCCTATAGGTGAGTATACAAAGGACGGGCAATATGGCAATGGCAAAGTTATACCTGGACTTATTGCCGTAGGAACATACTGTTTTCCCATAGAGGGTGGTAAGTACTTGGCAATAGACTATGAGATTGAGGATTTGTTATGATAGATAAAATCAAAGAAAAAGCAATTAAAATGAGGTTAATGTCTGACGAAGAGCTAGTAGCCTATGTGGAAAATAGAGTTAGAAAAGCACACAGTGAAGGATTCAACATGGGTTACTGCCTCAGGTCGAAAGACATAGATAATCTCAAAGACTATATCACAGATATGCACGACTATATTGTCGACATAAGCGCTGATATTAAATACAACTACAGTGACGATTTACTAACTTACATCGATGGTATTTATACCATCATAAGAAAAATGGGCAGGAGGTAGGATATGCCAATAGGAGACGCACGGAGCACATATACAGACAGCACCCTTATGAGGCTGACTAAACCACAGCTTATAGACATAATAAGGGTACTGGAGAAGAACTACGATAACTGCAAGGAAGAGCTGGAGAGAGCGTATGAGTGGAGACCTGTAGAACTGCGGGTCTTCCACCACAAACTTTTCAAAGACGCTTACGACAACCTGCATAAGCTGTCCGCCTGTATAAATGAGAACACCAGGGGATACCGCCACGTAGAGCTGACACACTGCATAGCGGAGCTAAAGAAGAGCTTACAGAAACTTAAGAAAGACACGGAGGTAAAAGAATGACACGAGTTACAGACAAAGAAGGACAGGGCGGGTGTAAGAGATGTAGGGAACGGGGAAAACACTCACGCACCTGGATGTGCTTTCTCTACACTGTAGAGGGGCAGGACGGTTATTACTGTAGAGAACACGCAGAGGAGGTAGAGAAAAATGCAGATAGAGCGACTATTACACAATAACACAGGTGTCTCTGAGCAAGAGGAAGCCGACTTACTAAAGGCAGCAAACGCCCTGTTCTTTATGTATCAGAGCTACATAGACGCTGGTTTCACCACAGAACAGGCATTTGAGCTTGTAAAGATAGCAATAGGAGGTATTAAAAGATGAGATTCGGCTACAGCCCCATACACGACCCACTGGAACAGCACGCAAACTACTTCGGCTACACCTTAGGCGACTTTGCGGATACCGCACAACAGCTTTGTGACGCGCTAAACCTCTGCCACAAAGAACACGTGCTTTTAGATGATGAATACAACGCTGCCGTATCCCGCTTAAATGATATGGTATTAGACAACCTTACAGAAGAGGAGGATTAAGTAAAATGAAAGAAAATGACGAGAACATCCCCATTTCCCCACGCACTGGGAAACCCGTAGACACACGCAATGCACCCAAAACAAGAAGAAAAGCTAAGAAGGTAATGCCTGAGGTTACCGAACATTATGTTAAATTACACAATGCAATGGTTCCAAATGCTAAACCAGGTGATATCACAAAATACCTCAATCTTAATACAGAGCTTTTTAATCTGCCTGATATTGACCTGCGTAATCAAGATGAGGTTGTCTCAAGGCTTAATGAGTATTTTAATATTTACGCAAAGTATGATACTAAGCCGACTGTTGCTGGTATGGCTACTGCGTTAGGGATGAGCAGACAAACATTATATAGTATTGTTAATGGTATTGATGGTGGAGGTAGTGGATATAAGAATAACCTGCCGCGAGCCGTTTCGGACATTATCAAAAAAGCGTACATTTTATTAGAAAATATGCACGAAAGTTATATGATGGACGGCAAGGTAAATCCTGTAACTGGCATATTTATGGCAAAGAACCACTACGACTATGTTGATAAGACAGAACATGTGGTCACACCTAACCAGCGCAGTGAGGAAGAGTATTCGGCAGATGAGATACGACAGAGGTACTTAGAGGACAAGGGAGATGATTAAAAATGTATATTTATACATATAAAATGCATAAATATACATCATAAAACGTGAAGTTCTTGGGAACAGGTTACAGATTTTGGTAGCCTGTTCTTAATTTTTGCGACTTTGTAACCAAACGACTATCGAGTAGTTAATTTTTTGATTTACTACTTTTGAGAGGTATATGCTAGCATATATCAAAATCTTTTGTAATGCAGACTGCTAGCGACTTTCAGAAGATTTTGAAAAAATTAAGGTAAGTAGTCAAAGTAGTTTATTTTTAAATTCTGCGTAGTTTCCGAATAAATACGCGTGTAATATAGAGAAAATATACGCAAAAACTAAAAAACAACTACTTGAGCTACTTATTAACTACTTTGCGACTTTGAAATGTAGAACTGGTGCGACTTTGAGCGACTTTCGGATTTTGGCTTGCGACTTTCGGCTATGAAAAAATTACAAACGACTTTCGACTTTGGGAATAAAATACCTCTGTAAGCTCGTAAAATCGATTTTAAGACATTTTAGGGTATATGGTGGGAGTAGATTAGGGGTTAGGGGGTAAAAACGCTTAAAATCGATTTTAGAGGGGTTAGAAACGAAAGCCTAAGTTTCGGCTGTCGGCAGGACATAAAAATAAGCCCCAAAATAGGGGCTTAAATGTCATATCCAGCTTCTCTTAATTTGTCATTGGATGCTAGCGGAATGCGCCAGCCTTTGGGCTTTTCGGCTGGTTGTGGTTCGGCGTTTTCTTGTGGTTTCTTGGTGGATTCCTCTACCCAGTCATCAAAAAGAACGGTTGTGACACAGTCGATTATAAACGCTGTAATGCTCATATTACGCTTGTCCGCTGCCTTTTTGATGTCTGCCTTGAGTTCTTTCTTGACGTGTAGCCTGATATCTGCCATTTTGCTTAAATACTTAGCGTTGGCGCGCTGTCTAGCCTCTTTTGTCATTGTTAACCTCCTTAAATTTAATATGTATGTCCCTAGATATTATAATATGTATGTCCCTAGATGTCAATATATCAGTCCCTAGATACGGTAAAAATCTAGGGACATACACGCTAAAATCTAGGGACATACACGCTAAAATCTAGGGACATACACGCTAAAATCTAGGGACATATGTCGATGTATGTCCCTATACATGTTAACTTCACAAAAAGCGAAATCAGAATGTATAAAAATACCCCTGTATCAAAAACAGATACAAGGGTAAATCGCAAGATTGTCATTTTGGATTAAAGACAGATACCAGGTTAAAATTATTTTTCGACTTTCGACTTTCGACTTTCGACTTTCGACTATTAAAATCTCTTATAAATGTCCCTGCGGTGTCCTATCTCCACAACCAATATAACTACTTTTTCCTGCTGTACCTCACAAATCAGCCTGTAATCTCCCACCCTGTAACGCCATAAACCACTTTTATCTCCCACTAGCATTTTACCGTGTTCAAATGGGTTGGTGCAGCCTTCCAAGTTCTTATTTATCCAGTTCTTGATAACCGTCTTAGTGTAGTTATCCAGCTTTTTAATAAACCTTGTTGCGTTGGTGGAATATTCAACACGATAACACATATCAATCACCCCACACTTCATCGCCCGAATATGTAACGGGATTTTTCAAAAATTCATTATACGCCTCTTCTGCGATGATGGTATCAAATTCATCTTCAATAGTTTCAAGGGTTGAAGATTTAAGAGCCTGCTCGACGCTAATGCCGTGGACTTTTGCATAGCTTTCAATTAGATGTAATTCGTCATCTGTTAAGTTGATGATAATGCTCATATTATTAACCTCACTTTCTTAATATTCTACCTTTTCGCCGTTGGGAAGGACAAAAGAAGTTTGATAAGTACATTCTAATTTGTCTGCTATTGCCTTCAAGTCGTCAACAGTTAGGGTATTACGCTTTAATTTTTGGCTAAAGTTCTGAGGGCTGATATTATTCAGCCTTGCTAGTTCTGACAAGCTGATATCTTTCTTAACACATAAGATTTTTATTTGCTCCTCCACACTCATATTATAATAACCTCCTTTTCTATTTATGTTTACATTATATATGTATAAATTAAGATTGTCAATCAAATAATTAAAAATATAAATAAAAAAGTTTATAAAACATATTGACAACATAAATGAAATCGTTTATAATATAAACATAATAAAACAAAACATAAACGAAACCAACACAGGAGGTGAAAAAGAAAAGCCCCTAGGGGCTTAATCATTCAACACTATCTTATTTTTATCATCAACAAACGCAAGTTCACAGCCCAAATAATCGGCAATGATGATTAAATCCCTACCGCTGAAGCTGTCGCGGTACAGTTTATTAGATAGTGCCTGCTTGCTAATGTTTAGGGCATTGGCTAAACCCTCAAGCGATTTATCTTTTAATGATAACGCTGCCTTAATCTTAGTATTCATATAATACACCCGCCTTTCTTTAATATGAAATAAATATAACATATTTGATTATTTATTTCAAGAAAATAATTATAAAAATAATTGAAAAAGGTATTGCCATTTAATCAAAAAGGTGTATAATATAATCAAGAACGAAAGATAAATAACTTAAAACGCAAATCTAAAACAAATAGGAGGTACATAGTTATGAAGTTCAAAACAACAAAGAAGGTTATCAATGAAGTATATCGCAATATCATTTGCGTAGGTTACGCCGATTTACACTACTTATTAAATCTGTTAGAGCCTACCGCATATACAGCAGGTGTGTATGGATGGAATGCCGACATATACAATATAAACAACGTTGTGATAGTTACTGGATACCGCCCATTTGGGAATATCAAACCTGATTATACTATTGTTGATAAATATGAAGAGCTAGCCAAAAACATATACATCGACACAAAAGATTATACAGAGTGCAAAGAAAAACTTAACAATCTTATTAATGAATTTATAGAGGAGGTTACAAGATGATGAATAATTTCGAAAAGTTATGCGATGAGTACAGAGAGAATAAACGTCTCATCGAGGAGTTGGAGGACTACAACGACACAATCAGGGCACAAATCCTCGAATTGATGGGTGACAATGATACTATGATACAGGGTGCCGCAAAGGCTACATATAAGACCGTAGTATCTGATAGATTCAATAGTAAGTTATTCAAAGAGGAGCGCCCCGATATGTACAAGGCTTACTGCTCAGAGATGACAGTAAAAAGATTTACAGTAGTTTAATTAAGTAGTATAATCGAAATAAAAACACTTAGGAGGTTTAAAGTTATGATAGTAAATATTTTATGGGCTATAATTTGCGTGATTGTGTTCTGCGTATTCTTACTTGATGAGTTATTGAAGAGGAATAAATAATATAAGGGGTAGTCGCTTAAATGGTGGCTACCCTCTTTTTATTTGTGATTGATTGTGCTGCGGTAGTCGGTAGGGGCTACCGTATTTTATTTGTTAGTGGTGGGAGCTGATGAGGTCGCAAATGGCTAGTGTCCTATAGTGTACCCGCGGGGGAATATAGCCAACGGAAGCGCGGGTATTGAGTAGCTTAAATATCCCTGAAAAATTAAAAAGCCTATTCAATATCATCAATCTGTGATATAATACACATCAACAGTAGTGCGTTATCGCAAGGGAATAATCTCAATCGGTAGCGCACTTTTTATTTTAGGAGGCATTATGGAAGAGTTGCTTATAAAAATTTCCGAAAAAATCAAAAAGACACCCTCAGAGCTTGTGGCATACGAGGACTTGTACCATATGTGCCTTGATTGTGTTGGAAATGAAACGGAGTTGGCAGTTGAGTATGGCAGGAAATTATCTGAGGCTATTGAGGAGCAGATACCAAGGACTGGTGATGAAGAGGATATGAGGTGGTTGTTTGGACTGCACAAGAGGGTACTGCTAATGCTAGCACCTTATGATTTTGAGAGCTATCTGCTATATGTTGAGTGGGAGAGAGACCCTGACAAGAAGTTTTACCAGCCTAGGAGGAAAGCACTGCGTCCTGTGGTGGTGGAACTACAGAACTTAGCCGATAATAAACTGGACTTGTTGGCAATATCTCTTCCGCCAGGAATTGGAAAATCGACGCTTGCTATATTTTACCTCACGTGGCTTGCGGGCAAAGAGCCAAACAAGCCGATACTAAGCGGGTCTCACAGCAATTCTTTTGTGAGGGGTGTGTATGATGAGTGCCTGAGGATATTGGAAAGCGGTGGAGAGTATTTGTGGCACGATGTGTTTCCAGGGCTGTCTGTATCTAACACCAATGCTAAGGATTGCAGGATAGACATTGACAGAAGACAGAGGTTTGAGACACTGGAGTTTACGTCTATAGGAACAGGCAACGCTGGTTTGTACCGTGCTGCGACCTTATTATACTGTGACGACCTCGTGAGCGGTATAGAGGTAGCGTTGTCCAAAGAGAGGTTAGACAAGCTGTGGGAGATTTACACAACAGACCTGAGACAGAGAAAGATAGGAAATGTGTGCAAGGAACTACACATTGCTACAAGGTGGTCGGTGCACGATGTAATAGGCAGGCTTGAGGAGAGATACGAGGGCAGTGAGCGGGCTAAGTTTATTAAGGTACCCGCACTTGACGAGAACGATGAATCTAACTTTGATTATCCTTACGGTGTGGGGTTTAGTACAGAGTTTTACCACGAACAGAGGGAGACAATGGATGACGCGTCTTGGAGGGCGTTGTATATGAATGAGCCTATAGAGCGTGAGGGGTTATTGTACCATGAGGGTGAGCTCAGGAGATACTTTGAGCTTCCTGCTGGAGAGCCTGACGGCATACTGGGGATATGCGACACTAAGGACAAGGGAGCTGATTATGCGTTTCTGCCTGTAGGGTATGTGTACGGTAAGGATTATTACATTGAGGACTGCGTGTGTGACAACAGCCTACCTGAGGTAGTAGACGCTAGGCTTGCTGATATTCTGATTAGGCAGAAAGTACAGATGTGCAGGTTTGAGAGCAACTCAGCTGGTGGCAGGATTGCTGAGAAGATACAGGGGATTGTGAAGGAAAAGGGGGGTATTACGCATATTACGACAAAGTTTACGAGCGCGAATAAGGAAACGAAGATAATATTAAACAGTGCGTGGGTTAAGGAACACTGCCTGTTTAAGGACGAGAGTTTATACACAAGACAGAGCGATTACGGTAAGATGATGAATATGCTTACGACATATACGGTTGCTGGTAAGAATAAGCACGATGATGTACCTGACGGTATGGCTATGTTTTCTGAATACGCTCAGAGCTTTGATGTAGCAAAGGTGGAAGTATTCAAGAGACCGTTTTGAATAAATATACAAAATGCTTTACAAATACTGTATAATAGTGTATAATACACATTATAAGTGAATAAATGTAAATTGTGGAGCGCATTATTGCGAGAGGTTTTGACCTCGAACATTAGTGCGCTCTTTTTGTTTTGAGAAAGGGGGTTTAATGCAGAATCCAACTAAGATGTTTAGTGGCAGGCGGGTTATTACGTCCTGTGTTGATGTGGTAGACGAGAGCAATGTACTGGAAGTGCTGAGAGAAGTGCTTTATATGCACGACATCAACAGGGCTGAAATTGATTACCTGTGGAGATACTACAGAGGCGAACAGCCTATAAGATTCAGAGAGAAAGAAGTAAGACCTGAGATTTGCAACAAAATTGTTGAAAACAGGGCGAATGAGATTGTGTCATTTAAGGTTGGTTATCTCTGTGGTGAACCTATCCAGTATGTAAGTAGGAGCAGTGAAGAGAAGATTGTAGAACAGATAAACCAGCTCAATGAACTAATGTTCTCTGAGGATAAGGACGCAAAAGACCAAGAGCTTGTCGAGTGGCAGATGATATGCGGTACTGCGTTTAGGCTGGTTACACCAGATGATAAAGGGAAACAGGAAAACGCGCCTTTTGAAATTAACACATTAGACCCGAGGGATACATTTGTTGTTTACTCTGAGGAGATAGGCAATAAACCTCTTATGGCGGTCAAGATAGGCAGGAATAAAGACAGAAATGTCAGGTATTCCATATACACGGATAAGATGTATTTCAGAATTGAGGATATGCGGATATTGGAGAGCAAACCACACGTTTTAGGCACAATACCGATATTCGAGTATCCAGCCAACAACGCAAGGCTGGGGGCGTTTGAAATAGTTCTTCCTCTGCTTGACGCTATCAATAACGTTGTGAGCAACCGTCTTGATGGCGTTGAGCAATTCATACAGGCGTTCATTAAATTTGTGAACTGCGACATATCGAAAGACGAATACAAAGAGTTTTTGGAACTGGGTGCAATCAAGGTTAAGTCGGTTGACGGTCAGAAGGCAGATGTGGATATGGTCACAACTGAGCTTAATCAGGAGCACACTCAGACACTCAAAGAGGATTTGTACAACGCGGTACTTACGATTTGTGGTATGCCTAACAGAAACGGTGGCTCTTCCACAAGTGATACTGGAACGGCGGTGTTGCTCAGAGATGGTTGGTCTCTTGCTGAAGCAAGAGCAAAGGATTCGGAACACATGTTTAAGAAGTCCGAAAAGAAAATGCTGAAATTAGTATTAAGGATTTGTAGAGATTGTGCTGATTTTGACTTGAAACTTGGTGATATCGCGATGAAATTTACCCGTAGGAATTACGAGGCAATTCAGAGCAAATCACAAGTGCTGGTATCAATGCTACAACAGCCTAAAATCCACCCAAGGCTTGCTTTTCTACATTCTGGACTGTTTACGGACGCGGAATCAGCCTATGCAATGAGTAAAGAATATTACGAGGAATGGGAACAGAAAAATAGTGTTAGTGAAAACACACCAAAAAACGCAGATGTCAGTCAAGACAATAAAACAGAAAGTGAGAATAACACATGACATTACAGGAGCTACTAAAAGACAGATACAAAGAAGGAATGGCAATCAGTGAGATAGAGGAGGCGTTAAAAGATTTTACCTTGCCTGAGGACAAATCAGCAGAAATAGAAAAATTAAAGAATGCTGTGTCTAAGGCGAACAGTGAGGCTGCCGAACACAAGAGGAAGCTAAGAGAAACGCTATCCGATTCCGAGCAGAAGGCTCAGCAGGAGGCAGACAGGGTGGCGAAACTCGAAGCAGATTATGCAAAGTTGCTTCACGAATCTACTGTCACACAGCGTAAGGCAGACTTCTTAGCATTAGGATATGACGAGAAGTTGGCTTCTGAGACCGCTGAGGCGTTAGTTAGTGGGGATTTTGCTACGGTTTTTGCCAATCAGGGTAAGCACCAGTCAAACCTTGAAAAGAAATATAAGGTTGACGCGCTAAAGGATACCCCAAAACCAGATGGTGGAACAAGTGGTGGAATTGATTTTGCTAAACTCACGCTTACCGAAAAAGCGAAAATGAAACTTGAAAACCCAACATTATTCAATGAATTATCACAGAATTAGGAGGAAATGATTTATGCCAAAAAGTTACTTGAATTTTCCGTTTGACGCGGAATTGTTTTTACATGCGTGGGAAAGTGCGCCAGACCCTGTAAAGGTTGCAATGCTTAACAGTGGTGCATTAGTGGAAGACCCCACAATTGCAAGTCTTATTCAGAATGACGGAAATTTGTATACCATTCCATTTTACAACGTGCTTGAGGGTAACGAAGTAAATTACGATGGTAAGACCGATATTACATCAACCGAGACTAGCGCAGATTCTCAGACAGGTGTTGTTTACGGCAGGGCGGCTGGACACACCGCAAGGGATTTTGTGGCTGAGTTATCAGGAGCAGACCCATTCGGTAATATAGTTAACAAGGTTGCTGATTTTTGGGCTAAGAAGCGTCAGGCAAAGGTTATCGGTATCTTAAACGGTATCTTTGACATTGCTGGTGACGCAGACTGGGCTAAGCATACCGTCAATATTGCAAAGGCTTCTGGTGCTGCCGCAAAGATTGCTGAAACTACCCTCAATGATGTTATGACAGACACACTAGGGGACAACAAAGAACTTTACTCTATGGCTATTATGCACTCAAATGTTGCTAAGACACTTGAGAACATTCAGGCATTAGAGTATTGGAAGCAGACAGACGCTAACGGTATCCAGCGTCCTATGAGGCTTGCTAGTGCCAATGGCTTGTTAGTCATCATTGATGACAGCGTGCCTGTAGATACTTCTGTAGCTAATCTCCCTAAGTACACTACCTATCTGTTAGGAAAAGGTGTACTAAGAACAGCAAAGGGCAGGGTTGATGTTCCTGTAGAAAAGGTAAGAGAGGCAACTAAGAACGGCGGTCAGGATACTCTTATCACAAGACTTAGAGAGACAATCCACCCAAACGGCTTCTCATTCAAAGTGCCATCTACTGGTTGGACAGAATCCCCAACAGACGCTCAGCTTTTTGATAAGGCAAACTGGGAGCGTAAGTTCAACCACAGGAGCATTCCGATGGCAAGGCTTATCACTAACGGTTAAATAATAAGAGGAGGTGGATAACATGACGGAAAGTGAGAAACTAACTATGCTGAAAGCTATGGTAGGTGATTCTGATACAGACGAATTGTTATCCGCCTATTTGAATATAGCTGGTAGTAAGATACTTGCGAAAGCATTTCCGTATAATGAGGAGATTGAGGAAGTACCTAGGAAATACCACACTTTACAATGTGAGATAGCAGCATACCTCTTAAACAAGAGAGGTGCAGAAGGACAGAAAACACATTCGGAAAACGGAATATCACGTACTTATGAAAATGCTGATATTCCAGAATCAATGTTAAGAGTGGTTACACCTTTTTGCGGGGTAGTCAAATGAAAACATTGAATCGCAATAAGACAGTTTTTTATTACGCCTTGTACGAAGGCAAAGAACCCATAGTTGATGATTATGGGAACACTACGGGGGAATATGAGGTTAAATACTCAGAACCCCACAAGTTCTTTGCTAATATCTCAGAGGCAAACGGTAAAGCCGATGTGGAACAGTTTGGGGCAAATGTTGACTATGACAAGATTATCGTAGGAGACAATATATTCCCTCAGATTGACGAATACTCCATACTATGGATTGATACAGCCCCTGTCATTGATACCGAAGGTAAAACAGAAACCCCACACGATTATGTGGTTAAGAAAATAGCGAAAAGCCTTAATAGCATATCTGTTGCCGTAAGTAAAGTTGAAGTATCGAGGTAGAGTGATGGGTAGGAAAGTAATCAGTTTCAGTTTATCGGAAGAGAGCATTGCCGAAGCAATAAGAGATTTGAATAGCTATAAGAATGATATTGTTAAGAAATCAGAACAGCTACGAGACAGAGTTGCTGAGAGGATATCCCTTGAAAGCCAGAGAGGGTTTGACGGAGCGATTATCTCAGATATCATAAACGGAAGCCCTAAGTACGCTAAAGTCAGCGTCTCCGTTGAAAAGACTGGTGCTATGACACTGGTTATAGCTAAAGGTGAAGACGCCGTGTGGGTTGAGTTCGGAGCAGGTGTGTATTACAACGGCTCAGCAGGAAGTTCCCCACACCCAAAAGGCTCTGAGTTAGGTTTTACAATTGGTGGTTACGGCTACGGTATGGGTAAAAAGAAGACTTGGGGATTCTATGAAGACGGAGATTTATTTTTAACACGAGGTGCACCTGCGAAAATGCCAATGTACAACGCGTTAAAAAGTGCCTGTGATGAAATAAGCATTATAGCTCAGGAGGTGTTCGCATGATAGATATTGAAAATGAGGTATTTGGGATAATCTCAGAGAAGCTGAGGGCGAAATATCCAGGTATCTACATATCAGGTGAATATGTTAAGAGTCCGCCGTCTTTTCCAAGTGTGTCACTGATTGAGATGGATAATGAGATATACCGAAGCACAAGGACAAACGAATCCGTAGAAAACCACGTACAGGTAATGTACGAAATAAATGTTTACTCTAACAAAACTAAGGGTAAGAAAACAGAAGCAAAGTCGATAATATCAATTATTGACAGTGAGTTTGAGAGATTGGGATTTACTAGAATAATGTACACTCCGATTCCGAACGAACTGGACGCAACAATATACCGCATTGTAGCAAGATACAGGGCGGTTGTATCTAAAGACAAAGTAATTTACAGGAGGTAATAATATGGCTATTAGTTCATACAAATCGTTCCTTATGGTGAAGGACACAGACTGGAAGAAACTTATTGATATCAAAGAGTTCCCTGATTTGGGTGGTGCGCCTGAATCTCTCGATACTACCACTTTATCGGACAAGATGAAGACTTCCATACCTGGTATTCAGAGCGTTGACGCACTAGAGTTCCCTGCGAACTACACACTCGATGAATATAAGAGACTTAAGGCTATGGAAGGTGCTGAGAAAGAATTTGCAGTTTGGCTCGGGGGTACTGAGGGTGTTGGTGGGGAAGTTACCCCAACAGGCTCAGACGGTAAGTACGAGTTCAAGGGAGAGTTATCAGTATTCGTTAAGGGTGGTGGTGTAAATGAAGTTGTCGGTATGACCGTAACTATTACACCAAGTACACCAATCACACAGAAAGCGTAATCAAAGGGAGGTTTTATTATGGCAAAGCAGTTAAAGTTTAAATACCAGGACAAGGAATATACCTTAGAGTTTACAAGAAAGACAGTAGCTGAGATGGAGAGAAAAGGCTTCATTGCCGCGGAAGTGTCCGAGAAGCCTATGTCTACTCTTCCTGAGTTATTCCGAGGTGCTTTCCTTGCCCACCACAGGTATGTTAAGCAAGATGTCATTGATGAAATCTTTGACAAGATGACCAACAAAGAGGACTTAATCGGCAAACTTGCTGAGATGTATGCTGAGCCGATTCTGTCATTGGTTGAAGAGCCAGAAGAAGCTGAGGGAAACTTAAACTGGACAGCGAGCTTCTAACAAGTTCTCTGTCCGACAATACAATGGGGAGCGAGCGTAATAACCGCTCTGCTTCCTCTTTTTATTACACGGAAACGTTTAATAAGCACTTTCCGTATTACCTCTCGATAGGAATGACCTATAAACAATACTGGGAAGAGGACTGCTTGTTGGTTAAATACTATAGAGAGGCAGACAAGATAAGACACGAAAATGCCAATCAGACAGCGTGGTTACAGGGTATGTATTTTTATGACGCACTTGTTAGAGTGTCCCCCGTACTTATGGCATTTGCACCTAAAGGAACTAAGCCTGTTAGTTATATGAATGAGCCTTATCCTATCAGCAAGAAAGATATTGCGGAAGCTGAAAGAAAACAAGCTGAGAAGGAAAGGGATGAGGCAAAAGCTAAGATGAACGCATTTATGGTATCTAATAATAAACGATTTGAGAAAGAAAGGAAGTGAGTAGATGGCTACAATAGACAATCTTGAAATACAAATACAGTCTGATTCATCGTCTGCCGTAAGTAGCATAAATGAGCTTGCTTCCTCTTTGGCTAAAATTAAAAATGCAGTTAAAGGTGGTATTGGACTAAAAAGCGTATCAAATCAGATAAGCGAACTTGATTCATCATTACAGGGCATAGATTCTGGTTCAGTATCTAAGATAGACCGCCTTGCTGAGAGTTTGTCTAAGCTGTCTTCCTTAAAGATATCATCTTCAATCGGAACACAGCTGAAAAGTATTGGCTCTAACTTGTCCTCACTTACTACAGAAGGATTGTATAACCTCAATGAGTTAGGCACAGCATTGAATCCTTTAGCTGGGTTAGGTAAAGCAGGCGGGCTAAAGAGCATAATAACACAGCTTGGAAAGTTACCCGAGTTAGCTACGGCATTAAATTCCGTAAACTTTGCTCAGTTTACAAGTGATATACAGGCTCTGTCTAACGCATTAGCACCTCTTGCAAGCAGACTGGATATAACAGCCAATGCGTTCACAAGACTACCCGCCAACATAAAGCGTACTGTATCAGCCACAAGAACGATACCGTCAGCCAACAAAGAAGCAGAACTCAGTTATGTAAATTTGTGGGCGAAAGTCCATTTAACTATAAATGTGCTGAGGAGAGCCGCAGGGTTTTTAGCTTCTTGGATTACAAAATCAAATCAGTACATTGAGGACTTAAACCTTTTCAATGTATCAATGGGCAAGTATGCAAAAGAGGCTAAGAACTACGCAGATATTGTCAGTGAAGTAGTAGGTATAGACCCTGGCGAATTTATGCGCAATCAGGGTATATTTAACACCATTACTAAGGGTTTTGGTGTTGCTGAGGACAGGGCATATTTGATGTCTAAGAATCTCACGCAGTTAGGTTATGACATTTCATCTTTCTATAATATACCTTTTGAGAACTCGATGGAAAAATTGCAGTCTGGTATCTCAGGAGAGTTAGAGCCTTTGCGTAGGTTAGGTTACGATTTGTCTGTAGCAAGGTTACAGCAGGAAGCCTACACACTGGGTATTGATAAGAAAATATCAAAAATGACGCAGGCTGAGAAGTCGGAGCTTAGATATTACGCCATTATGACACAGGTTACGGCGGCACAGGGGGATATGGCGAGAACATTAAATGCTCCTGCTAACCAGTTGCGTGTATTTAATGCGCAGTTAACTTTAGCCGCTAGGTCATTGGGTAACTTATTCCTCCCTGTGTTAAAACTGATTTTGCCTTACGCAATCGCAGCCGCAAAAGTAATAAGGTACTTAGCTGAGTGTATTGCAGGTTTCTTTGGTATTAAGCTAACTGATTTTTCAGCGTCATTTGACAGTGCCTCAGAATCTATGGGTGGTTTGGCTGATAACACCGATAAGGTATCGGACGGATTAGGCAAAGCCACTAAGGCTGCAAAGAAGCTAAAGAACGCTACACTCGGAATAGACGAGTTAAATATTATATCTCCTGAGGATAAAGACGCAGGAGGTGGCAAAGGTGGTGCAGATGGCGCAGGAGCTGGTGGTGGTCTTGGTATAAAACTACCCGAGTATGACTTCTTAAAGGATGTTAAGAAGCAGACAGATGAGATAGCCGAAGGAATGAAGAAACACCTCAAAGAAGTCTTAGCTATTGTTGCAGGAATCGGCACTGCGTTTGCCGCTTGGAAGATAGCCAAAGGAATCACCACTGCAATTAAGGCAATAAAAGGGCTTGGTAATTTCAGATTATCATTTGCTACAGTTGGCATAGCGTTGTTTTTATCCGATATAAATGAATTTATCAAATACTTTAAGGATTTTGAAAAGAACGGAGCTACTTTTAAGAATGTAGCAGGAATGATATCACAATTCGCAGGTATGGTTGGCGACGCCTTTATTGTCCTAGGCAATGTCAAACTAGGCGGGGCGTTAAAAATCGTACAAGGTATAGGCGAGATTGTTATAGCCATAAAAGATATAGCCGACAACGGTATCGATTGGGAAAACGTAAGAATAGCTATTAGGGGTATATCCAACCTAGTAATAGGAGTGGGGCTTATCTCAGGTAATATGGCGTTGTTAGGTGGTGGATTGGTGCTTCAAGGATTGACTGGTGTTATTACAGAAATCAAGAACATCATACAAGCCATCAAAACTGGAGACTGGGAGGTAGTAGACTGGGTTTCTTTAGCAATAGGTGCGATTGAATCGGTTATAGGTTTTATACTCATATTAAGGAACTTCAAGACCGTAGCGGATTCTGCCAAAACACTCGATGATACCGCTAGCAGTATGAAAAATCTAACCACGGCTACAGATACCGTAGGAAAAGCAACTGGTGGAATCAATACTGCCACAAAGACCCTCACACAGAAGTTAGAGACACTTGTAGTAAATATCGGTTTGGCAGTAGTTATAATAGGCGAGGTTGCAATTGCGGCTTTAATTATAGTTGGTTCAATTGCATTGCTGGGTATGGAATTAAATGCCGTAGCAGACGCTTGGGAGCCAATTGTAAGCAAGAATGGTACTGGTGCTACTGTACTTAAAGCGTTAGGAGCAGGCACGGCACTTCTCGTTGCGGTAGGTGTTGTTACTTATGCGCTAGGTAAAGCTACCGTAAAAGGCGGCGGCTCGATTGCTGCAAGCATTGCAGTTGGAACAGCAGTTCTCGGTGAGATAGGAATTGCCACAGGGTTGTTTTTGATAGAGATATGGGCAATAGGTGAGGGACTACAGAAGATTGGTGAAGCGTGGCAGCCTGTTATCGACAATGGTGAAGACATAGCCATTGCAATCGGAGCTGGAACAGCTCTTCTGGTTACAGTAGGTGTTGCGACCGCTGCACTCGGTGCTGCAACGGTTGCTTCCGCTGGTACAATTCCAGTTGCTATTGGCTTAGGAACAGCGTTATTAGTTGCGTTGGGTGACGCAACGGTTCTCTTCGTTGATAGTCTCACAGATGTTGCAAAGTCACTGACAAATGACCTTGCACCTGCTCTGGAAGACCTCAACTCAAAACTTCCTTCACTCAATGACAATACTACATCATTTGTAGATTATATGACTAAGTTTGCGGGAGAGGTTGTCAGATATACCGAAGCAGATGTTGTAGCAGGTCTTTCTGCAACAATCGATAAGATTATTGGCTGGTTTACAGATGACCCTATCGAGACCTTAGCAGATGATGTTGAAAAGATAAACGGACAGACTAAAAACCTCAATCAGAAGCTATGGGTGGCTGTACCAGAGCTTAAAACAGCAAATGAGCTTTTAACCAGTTACCGTAGTTTCCTTATGAGAATGGAACGTCTCACAAAAACAAACGTTCGCTTGTCGGACGGATTGTTTGTGAACATGAAAGAAGTGGGAGAAAAGATAGTTACGGGATTTGTTGAGGGCATTCAGTCTAAGTCACGTGATTTTGCAAATACCGCTAATACGCTTGTCGAGGGATTTAAGTCATCTCTTGATTCGAGTGTAACCAATAGTAAGTCATCCGTAGTGAACTGGGCAACAAACATTCAGATATGGTTTACAAATGACACTATGGGTGGCGTAAGCTCTAAGAAGTGGGGCGAAAACGCAAAGAGTATTATCAATGGATTTAAAGACGGCATAAGTAACAACAATCTTGATTCTAAAACAAGTGTTCTTAGCTGGGCTGGTGACATAATCAAATGGTTTAGTGACAAAGCCTTTGGTAATGTGAATAAGGACACTTGGGAGCAGAAGGGCAAGGATATAATTGATAGTTTTAAGAGCAGTATAAGCCTTAACAAGAGTGACAGCGAATCTACTGTAAAAGGCTGGGGCACAAGTGTTATTAATTGGTTCAACCGACCTGATAAGAAAACACTTATGAGTGAATTTACCGATATCGGTAAGAATGTTATAAAAGGTTTCTCAGATGGAATAGGGGATTATACTTTGAGGTCGCTGGCTGAGCAGTCGATAAGGAATTTCGCAAAGTCGATTATCAATACTGCAAAGTCAGAGTTGCAGGTGCATTCCCCATCAAGGGCTTTTAAGGATATAGGACAGTTTGTGGTAGAGGGATTCAACATCGGGCTTACCTCAACGATGTCTAAGACGTACTCGATTATGGACGAATGGATTGAGCGTGTGAGCAGTTACGAGCCTGAGTTGGCTATTGAAACCTCAGGATTTAATACTCTGAGAAGCGGTAGCTACACGAACAAGGTTTTGGCTGAGCATATTTATGAACAGTCTAGCTCCTACAACCATTCCTCAGATTCAATGGGGCGTACAATGCGTGAGTTTTACAGGGAGTACGTTGAGCCTACTCTGAAAGAGATTGCCAATGACACAAAGAGACAGGCTGATAAGTCAGAAAAGACAGTAGTACAGATAGGAAATAGGACAGTAACGGACGCTGTGATAGAACAACAGGAAGCTAACGGATACTCATTTACTTAATTAGGAGGTGGTAATAAATGTCATATATTGCTATAAACGGTCACCCTTTACCTCCTCCTAAGAGAGGAGTGTCAGTAGTAGTTACAACTGTAGTAAACGCTGGTAGAAACACTAATGGAGCTGTCGTAGGACAGAAAGTGGGGAGAGACCAGTATAAGATAGACGGTTTAGAGTGGGCGTGGCTCACAGCTTCCGAATGGGAGAACATATTGTCAATGTTAAATGACTTTTTCGTAAACGTGACATTCAATGACCCTGTCACTAATGCACGAAAAACGATAAGAATGTATCCAGGTGACAGGAGTGCTGAGCCGTACTGGGTGGATAAGAACGGTAAGCCTACCCATTATACTAATTGCAAAGTGAATCTGATTGACACAGGAGGAAAGTAATGCAGAGAGTTTCTAACGAATACCGAGCCAGTATGAAATCCCCTCTAAGGGAGAGGGCTTATATAATGGTGTCATTCGGTCTTGTCAATCAGGTGGCGCAGGCAAACGCTGCGGTACAACCTAGTGATTATGCCTACTTCTCTAACTCTGAAATATTCAGAGATTATAAGGAAGAGCCTATTTATGGTACATTTGAGGAAAACCTCACGAAGGTAGACGGCTCTATGTGCTTTCTGCCTCGTGAGGGGATGGGTGTATATTATGACAACGGTCTGATATCAAAAGATATAATTGCAGACCGAGAGTGTGTAATTGAAATCAGTCTGAGAAGCATAACGACAAATGTAAAGGGATTATCCATTCTCTTTGGGGATAATTACCCTGTAAGTTTTGATGTTATTGCAAATACAGGACAGAAGATAGAAGTTAGGAATAATACAAAATCAGAGTGGACTACGGAAGAAGTCTTAAGGAACATAAACGCAGTTAAGATTATCATTAAGTCTATGAGACTTCCTAAAAGCCGTGTAAGGGTATTTGCTATAAAGTTCGGATACGGTCTTGTGTATGACAATGACTCTGTACTGAGTTCAACGCTAAACAGTTACGTATCCCCTATAGGAGCTGATTTACCGCAGATTGATTTTTCAGTACAGATTAAGAACTACGACCATTATTTTAATGTCGATAATCCTAACTCAGCCGTCAACTTCTTTGAGACAGGACAGGAAATGAATGTAATGTACGGCTATGAACTTCCTGATTCAAAAACAATTGAGTGGATACAGGGAACACGGTTATTGTGTTCTGGTTGGGAGAGTGACGACAGTACTGCGACAATAAGATGTCAGGACGTGTTGCGTAATATGTCCTCCGAGTATCACAAGGGTAAATATAGTGACAACGGCAGAGATTTTTACAGTCTCATACAGGAGGTTTTGACGGACGCTGGTATCACTCAGTATTACATCGAGCCTCTGTTAAAGAAGGTATATACAAAGAACCCTATACCAAAAGTGAAGCACAAGGAAGCATTACAGATTCTATCTAACGCTTGCAGATGTACACTGTCGCAGTCAAGACTTGGTGTGATACAGATAAGGTCAAAATATATGCCTAAGATATCGGTCAGCAGTAATGATGAGACAGCTTACTCAAAGGTTTCCAATATACTAACTGATAGCCCTAAGTCCGAATACGCTTCATTTGCTGAAAACTATTCCAAGGCAGACGGCACTATGCTCTTTCTGCCTAGGAGAGGGAAAGCAGTATTGGAGACAGGATATGTCTCAAATCAGATATCCGATGATGACGGCAGATTCACAAGCAATCCTGTAGTAACTTTTGTAATGGATAATACCAGGTCTTATTATGGTATGAAACTGGTGTTTGGGCAGAGCCTGCCGAAAGAATTTATCATAAGGACTTATGCAGGAACGGCTAAAGTAAATGAATTTACGATAGGAGAAAATGAAATATCAAAGGAAATGGTAATATCGGAAGAATTTGAGGACTGCGACAAGATTCAGATTGAGTTTACCAAGACAGCTATTCCCCACAATAGGATAACGCTCAACTACTTTAGCTTAAATGATACAGTAAACTTTATGATGGAGCGTGACGAAATGCTTTCCTCTCCTAAGTCAATAAAACAGGAGCTGGTAAAAGAGATAGTAGTGCCTTGCTACATCTATCAGAAAGACAATACGGAAGCCAGTTTGTTTAACAACAATTTATCGGCGGTAAGCGGTAAGACAGAAACCTTTTACTTTCAAGAGCCTGCTTATAATTACCGTGTCTTGTTGAATGATGCTACAGGAAGAGCTGATATCGTTGAATGGGGCAGTTACTATATAGTAATACGCTACAACGTGTCAGGTGAGTACAAACTGGATATAAGGGGCTGTAAGTACAAAATCACTGAAAGATATGCTGTCAAGAAGTTAAATGATGACGGTAAAACGGTTAAGTGGAAAAATCCATTAGTGAGTGATTTTGAAATGGCTGAGAAGTTAGCTGAGTGGTTGGGAGAATATTATTCAGCAAGCGTTGAGTATGAGTATGATACGAGGGGAAATCCAGAGATGGATTCAACGGATATTATATATCAGGAAAATGAATTTGTTGAAAATATGAAAGTAAATGTTTATAGACAGACGCTTGCTTTTAATCAGGCATTCAGCGGAAAAGTAACGGCACGAAGGGTAGGTGGTTAAATGTGGATTAAGCCCAAAACAGACTGGAGCAATGACGATTATTTCAATGCGTCTGATTTTAACCGTATTAAAAACAACCTTGTAATCCTGCGTGACATTGCCAACAAGATGTATAAGGACTTCGATATCACATCGCTAGGTAATGACAAAACATACAGAGATTATTTTTATGCAGATGAGATAAACACCATAGAGGATAATTTTGAAAAGATAAACAGGCTTACTATTAATATGGGCTACGGCGAAAAACCAGTATACCGAGATAACGGCTACATTATGACGTTTGAAGAGTTAAACAGACTGGAGGGAGCAATGCTTGATTTGTACGGTAAGTTAGAAAATCAGTCAGACGGATTGAGGAGGTTAACATTCAACTTAGGTAAGAGAGGAAGTGATTTATAAGTGAGTTGGAAGAGATTATCCACTGATTATAAAGATATCAGCTGGAGCGGACTGAAAAAGTACACTCAGATTGACAATGACGATGGCACGGTGTCATTCAGAGATGATACGAAGTACACCAATAAAGAAAGTTCCTTCTTTGGTGCAAAAGACGCAAATCAGATAAACGAAGCCGTTAACTACATTATGACTAAACTTGAAAATGGAACTGATTTGTACAGCGTCTTTCAAGAGTTCTTTGATTCGCAGAAGGAACTGTTTATTGAAGAGAAAAACGGCAAGATGAGTGACATCAACAGCTATGTATCCGATTTGAAGTCACGTGGTGAAACGGCACTAACGAATGTTGAGAGTAACCACAGACAGAGAATGGGTGAGTATGAGGATTTGCAGAAAAACGAGTTTAACAGCTGGTTTACTCAGATGAAAGACCACTTATCGAGTGACCAAGCTGGTAAGCTACAGTTACAGATTGAAGATTTGAAAGTCTTATTAGATGGCTTTGCTTCAAAGGAAACTGTATTCTCGGATGATGGCAATACCATTACTGAAAAGATGGGTAACAAGAAACTTGTAACTGAGTTTGTGTCAGACAGCGTTATCACTAAGAAGTTATATGTTAGTGATGTGTTGAAGCTAACTAAGATAACAACATTTTCGGAAGATGGAAAATCTATTAGGGAGGTAATTGCATAATGGGTTGGGACGAAGTAAAGAAAATAAACAGTGATATGAAAGTACCCTTAGACGTGTATCAATATCTGAACGATTACAGGTTATGGGGTGAAGATTCTTATGTATATCAGGATAAGAGCAAACTTCATAAGCTGTATGAAACTACTGTGGTATCGATGAATGACCTAGATTTGAGTGGAGAAGCGTTAGAGTATTTGACTACAGCTAATAAACACATAGGCAAAGCACTGGGCAGTGTGTATGGTATCGGTAGAAAAGATACCTTATCTACCTTACCTGCAATGTCGGCTGTGGCGGCGTCCCCAACTGCAATGTCGGCTGTGGTGGCGTCCCCAACTGCAATGTCGGCTGTGG